GGATTGTTGATGTTAATCACTTCTGCCGGTATTTTTGGGTATCTTTCCAACGCATTTCAGCAACAAAATCTTAAATTACAGCAAGTAGATAGAGAAATTGCGGTTTATACAACAAAAATAGAGCAAAATTCAGCTCAAATTACACAACTTAACACTCAATTAGGACAGTTATCCACCACACAGGCGCAAATTTTAGACAAAGGAAAGGTAAATAATCGTTTATTGAAGAGTATTGACAACAAAGATAAACAAACCTCTCAAATTAACGCCAAAATTGCTACTTTGCAAGATGAAAACGCTAAAAATAATGAAGAAATCAACAAAATTAAGATTTCTAACTTAGATTTAGAGAAAGAAGTGGGTGGATTTAGGTTTGTTGCCGAAGCTTTTGGTGTAGAATTGAAAAAAGTAGTAAAATTCTTCATATTTTTGATTGTAATTGTGTTTGACCCGCTGGCGGTTGCACTTATTATCGCATTTAACGGATTAATTGCTAAAAAAGAAGAAAATAAATCGGTATTTCAAAAAGAATTGGAAGATTTTGTTGAAGGATATGATGAAAAAACATACGAAGTGTATGGTGATGGTGATATTATTAACGAAAACGAAAAAAATGAGATTAACACAAAGAATGAAGAAACATCTACTGAATCTATTGATGTTGTGGATGATGCTTCACCTGTTGTTGGGGATTTGAAGTGGGAACCGTATATGCATCCTGATTTTCCATGGCATGATAGAAAATCTTGGATAAATAATTCAAAAGCGGTTAATTATTGGTTAGCTAGTAAAGGTGGTACTATTAGAGATTTAGCTAAAATCAGAAGAGAAGAAGAAAATATTAAAACTTATTAAAAATTTGGTAATACGAAATAGTTTTCGTATATTGTAATTATTAAATTCATAAATATGAGTAAAAAATATGCAATGTTCATCGGTAGATGGCAAACTTGGCACAAAGGACACGAATGGTTAATCAATCAACAACTACAAAAGGGTAAAGATATTTGGGTAGCAATTAGAAATGTACCTACGGATGAAAATAATCCTAAAACTGCTCAACAAGTTATGATGGATTTAGCAGATGAACCTTTTTTTAAAGATAATTCACATAAAATACAAATTTCAATCATTCCAGATATTGAAAGTGTGAATTATGGTAGAGCAGTTGGGTATGATGTAATATATCACGAACCACCAAAAGAAATAGAACAAATTAGCGGAACAGCAATTAGAAAAAAATACATCGACTCTAATGGAGATGAAATAGTTTATGCCATTGATAAAGAGACATCTAGCCAAATCAATAACTTATAGAATATTAGGAACAATTACAACAATTGTATTAACAATCATTGCAGGATTACCTATTAAATGGGCAGGAATGGTTGGATTAGCAGAATTAGTAATAAAACCAATAATTTACTTCTTACATGAAAGATTTTGGTATAAATTTATAAAATACGGACTTAAAAACAAATAAAATGAAATTGATTACAGACAAAGGTTCTAACGGATTGACAAGTAAAGAGTTTATAGAATATCTTAAAACTCCATGTCCAAAAACAGAAATAACTCAAGCAGAATCCGATGAATTGAAAAAAACATTAGAAGAAGGATTAGAAAAGTACCCAGGAATTGGTATTTCTGCTACACAATTAGGAATTAAAAAAAGAGCATGTTTAATTAAATTTGGTGAAGAAGAAATATTTTTAGTAAATCCACAAATCATTGAAAAATCTAAAGATGGTTTTGTTTTCTACGAAGGATGTTTATCTATTCCTAGAACATTACAAAAACCAATAAAAACAATTAGAGCATGTAAGGTTGTTGTTGCAACTGATAACTTAGGTGAATTAACTTTTGAAATTAATCCAGAAGCCGATAAACAAAATGAATTTGTTTCACCGGAAACTATGAAAACGGTTATAGTTCAACATGAAATTGACCATTTGGATGGAATTACAATTAAAGATAGAGTTTATAATACACAAGTTGTAAAAAAAGTAGATTTTGGAAGAAATGAAAGAATTGTAATGAAATCCCCAACAGGCGAATTGGAAGAAGTTAAATTTAAAAATGCAAATAAATTATTCTTAAAAGGATACGAAATAGTTTAATTATGACAATAATATTATCAACACTTATTATAATTTTATCTTATATTGTTTTTAATTTACTAAGAAAATTAGAAAAATACGAAGATATCGTTGAAGAAAACGAATTATTTATTCAAAATGAATTAAAAAGAAACGAAGCATTACTGGAAGCATTACGAGAAATTGATAGTCGTGAAATGTTTGAGAAGGATGATGAAGTAGGTTCTATATTTTACCAAATAAAAGAAACTATCGAAAGATTCAAAACTCAACAATAATATGGCAAGAAAAAGAGGACCGAATAGACAATATTTTACATCGGATACTGAACAAGCAATTATAGAATACAATTCAACAAATGACCAATTATTAAAAGATAAACTTTATAGAGAAAGAATTGATTCAGCATTTAAAAAATTAGCAGAAATAGTTTATAACAAATGGAAATTCACATATTTTGATGATGACCCACAGGATGTAATGTCAGAGGTTGTTACATTTATGATTGAAAAAATTCATATGTACAAAAATGGTAAAGGAAAGGCCTTTTCTTATTTTACTATTGTTGCAAGAAACTATCTTATCTTAAATAACAATGCAAATTACAAAAGATATAAAGATACCGATGTAATGTCTGCATTACCAGAACATTTTGATAAAGAAAATAATTTTAGAGAAGAAGTTAGAAATGAAGAGCATAGAACATTTAATGTGAGAATGTTACAATATTGGGATAAACATTTAGAAAACTATTTCCCAAAGAAAAGAGATATGCAAATTGCAGATGCAGTATTAGAATTATTTAGAAGAGCAGAATACATAGAAAATTTCAATAAAAAATCACTTTACCTACTTATTAGAGAAATGACAGGCCATCCTACACATTACATAACAAAAGTTGTCAACAAAATGAAAGAAAGACAAATGGAATTGTATAATGAATTTGATAGAGAAGGTGATATTAAAATATAATTTATGATACAATTAGGTTTATCAGGATTCTATCATGATTCAGCAGCAGCTTTGTTAATTGATGGAAAAGTAATAGCAGCAATTGAAGAAGAGAAACTATCTGGTGTTAAGCACGATAGTTCTTTTCCGTTTAAGGCAATTGAGTGGGTTTTAAAATACGCAAAAATAACAATTGATGAAGTTGATATGGTTTGTTGGTATGAAGAACCGGATTTAAAATTTAAAAGAGTTAAAAAGACTGTTGGTGCATGGAATGGTTTAAAACATTATAAACAATGGAAAAACTTTAAAAAAAGATGGGATATGACCGAAGGTGCTTTGGAAACATTGTTATTATCAATTGGATATAAGGGGCCAATTGTTACTACAAAACACCATTTATCACATTTAGCATTTGCATATTATACATCACCATTTGACAAGACAATAGGAATATCAATTGATGGAGTTGGTGAGTTTGATACAATGCATGCAGTAATGTGTGACCAATTTGGATTCCACACAATTAATAAAATGGAATTTCCAAATTCATTAGGATTAGTTTATTCAGCATTCACTGCTTATTTAGGATTTAAACCAAATGAGGGTGAATATAAAGTAATGGGTTTGGCACCTTATGGTGATGGTTCTAAATATTCGGATATATTTGATAAAATATCCGGTTGGGAATATTTGGGAGATGTTGTTACAATTAATCAAAAATATTTCACATATCAAACATCAGAAACGGATATGTTTAATAGTAAATTAATTAATTTAGTTGGATTTTTACCAAGACTACCGGAAGAACCAATCGAACAACATCATAAAGATTTAGCAGCTGCTTTACAACAATGGTATGAAAGTAAATTTTATTATATTATCAATCATGTAACAAATAATTGGAATAGTGAGAATTTAGTATTAAGTGGTGGGTGTGCTTATAATGGAACTGCCAATGGTAAAATAAAACAACACACTTCTATTAAGAATGTTTGGATTCCATTTGCTCCTTCGGATGCCGGTTCTGCTATTGGTGCATGTTTATATCATTGGCATATAACATTAGGTAATCCAAAAATTAAAGGTGGTGATAATCAATCTCCATACTTAGGGCCTGAATATCACGAATTAGAAATTGTAAAACATTTAAAAAATCAAACAGATTTATCGGTTGGTTTGTATAATTCACCACAAGATGTGATATATGATACTGCAAAATATATTGCAAATGGTAAAGTTGTAGGTTGGTTTCAAGGTAGAACTGAATTTGGTGCTAGAGCATTGGGAAATCGTTCTATATTAGCAAATCCACATTTAGAAAATGTTAGAGATAGAATTAATGCAGTTGTCAAAAAGAGAGAAATGTTTAGACCATTTGCTCCATCGGTTACACATGAAGATTATCAAAAATATTTTATATCAGAAGAAGATGTTCCATATATGAATCAAGTTGTCAAAGTTAAAGATGGTGTAAACATTCCATCAGTAACCCATGTTGACAATTCTGCAAGGATACAGACACTTAAAAGAGAAGATAACCCACTTTATTATGATTTACTAAAGGCGTTCGAAAAACTAACAGGAACACCCATTCTATTGAATACATCATTTAATTTAAAAGATAGAACAATGGTAAATAGTATAGAAGATGCTATTTGGACTTTAAAAAATAGTGATATGGATTATTTAGTTATTCGTAATCTTATAATAAGTAAATTAAAATAATATGATATTACATGCATATGGTTGTAGTTGGACGGAGGGTGAAGGTGCAAATGTAGAAATTGAAAAAACACTTACAGATAGAGAAAGAAAAAGAATGTTTAGAAACAATCATTCTTGGGTAAATAGTTTAGCAAATAAATTACAAATAAGTTCTATAAATAATGGAATTAGTAGTAATGCTAATAATAAAATATTTAATCAAGCTATTACTGATATTCAAAATTTTAGAATAAAATCCGGTGATTTTGTTGTTATAATGTGGAGTTCTTCTTTAAGAGATTATGTTCCATTTTTACCAAAAAACGAATGGATTAGTTGGTCTGTAAAACATTTGATACAATCACCTGAAAAATTTATTCATTCTTATAAAAGTAATGATACTCATTATGATGCTTTTATTTCCGAATATAAAGATTTTTTTGTAGGTGAAATGTTTAATCAAAATTATTATAATATTGTAAATCAAAATTATATTTTATTTTTACAAAAAATGTTTGAGTTTTATGGTATAAAATATTTGATGTGTGAGGGATTGGAATCTATGTTTATAGATTTGCACAAAAAAGATGATATTACACATTTAATAAAAAAAGAAAATTATTGGGGTTTTAAAAAACAAACATTTAGAGATTTTTTAATTAAAACAAATAGATTGGATGTTTGGGAATATCAAGATGTAACATATGAAACAAGAGCTACTCAACATCCAAACGCAGCAGGGTACAATCTAATAAGTGAAGAACTTTATAATTATATTGTAAAGAATAATATAATTTAATATGGCAACAGAGTTTCAATTATTTGATGGTAAAAACTTATCATCATTATTTAAAGATATTTACGAAAATCAACAAAACAAAAAGAAAAACATTTCCGAATTGATTGAATCTCTTCGTAAATTAATTAAAAATGTTGGTGAAGCAACGGTGATTGCTCCTATTATAAAAGATTTAATTGAGGTATCGGTTAAGAACGATGACCATTTAATTAAACTTGCAACAATCGCACAAAGATTAGCAGCTGCGGAAGCAAAAGGTATTGGTGAAGATGGTTGGTTGAGTGAAAATGAAAAAGCTCAATTACTATCGGATATGGAAGATACGATTAATGCAGTTGAGGAAAAAGCTAAAGAAAAGTTACAAGATATTGAAATAGAAATCGAAGAACTTAAAACAAAAATCTAATGTACGAAATTAAACAGATTAATGAAACTGCTAATAAAAAAACTACCCAATTAAATTCATATTTGGCGTATGTTAATAAAGTATATTTAACAGAATCGGATTTTAAAGATTTAAAAAAAGATGAAGATTTTATTACAATATACAATAACAATACTAATTTTTCAGATAAAGATAGTAGATATTATGGTGCCGTTGATTTTAAAATAGATAATACTTTAGATGATACAAATTTATATCATGCGTTTCCTTTTGATAAAAACAATTTCACAATGCCTTTGGTGGGTGAAACAATCGTTGTAATACAAATTGAATCTAATTATTTTTATTTACCATATAGTACGACTGTATATCCCAATTTTAGAGAAGATTATAAAACAACTCAAACAATTAAAGGGTCTAAGATACAAGAAGCAGATACTAAGAATACATCAAAGGATTATAATAAAACAAAACAAACAGGAATAAATTCAAAACCAAATGTATCACAACATAATTCTCCTGTAAAAAAATATGATATAAAAGAAAAAATTAAATTCTTAAAACCAAAAGAAGGTGATACAATTTTAAGTGGTAGAGTTGGTAATACAATTCGTTTTAGTGAATTTTTCTTAACCGAAGATGGTAAAACATCATCACCATCCGTTTTTATTCGTAATAAACAAAATCCAGAATTGGATTCAAAACCGATAGGAACATTGGTTGAAGAAGATATTAATAATGATGGTTCATCAATTTATATTACATCTGGTAAAGTAAAAGTGCCATTTAAAGAAACAATTAAAAAAGATAAAGTTGCATTTAAAGGATACCCATCATCAAAAGATTTAAGTGGAGACCAATTATTCATTAATTCCGATAGAATTATATTATCAGCAAAAGCTAGTGAATTTATAATATTTGGTAAAGGAAATACTGGAATTATTACAGATGGTAATTTTACAATAGATTCCGAAAAAGAAGTATATGTTCATACCAATAAAAATGTAACAATACATTCAGCAGGTGCAAATCAAATATTTCTAAATTCAGAAAATGGTGACATTTATTTAGGAAAAAACACAGGAGCAGGTGCTGCAGGAGCTGGTGTTCAAAAAATGGTATTGGGTGGTGAATTGGTACAATTGATGAGTGATTTAATCGATGCTATAAATCAACAATCATATTTAACGCCGGCAGGAACATCAGGAGTAGGTCCTTTAAACTCATCTGCTTTCAATGGAATTAAAAGTAAATTAAATACATTATTATCTGCTAAAAATTATTTAAGTAAGAACTAATGGCAATTAATTTAACCAAAACAGTAACCGATTTAGGTAAAAGAAGAGGTTCATCTCAAAGTTGGAGTGACTTTTATATTAATATGATAGTTGATATGGAAGAAATTGCATTGGTTGATTTGGCCGCAAAAGGTGCCAAGACAGCAGCATTAAAATTTGGAAGTGCAGCTGATAATGTTTATGTTAATAAAGCTGCCGATATTGCAAATTTATCATTATTTGCAAAATCACTTATGGATGAATATGATGGTTTGATGAAATCAGGAAAAACCATAATAGGTGGTGTGCCTGTAAGTAGTCCAAATAAAAAAATAGCTACTGCATTATTAATTGCCATATTGATTCAAACAAATTATTCATCAACTGGAAATTTATTAAGAGATATTGGGCCTGTATTTCAGGCATATTGGGCTGGTGCCGAATTATCAAAATTTCCAGTTCCAAATATACCATGTATAGGTTCTATTAAAAATTTAAATACAATTAATGCAATTAATTTAAGTCCAGGAGTTTGGATACCAGTAGTTGTTCCACCCATTCCATTTACATCTCAATTTTTATTAAGTTTTATATTATCGGCACAATTGCATTTATTAACATTAGGTGGATTTTTTACATGTATGTGTCAATACCCACCACCATCTCCACCGGCAGTTGGTGCACTACCATACTTTGGATATGTTGTAGATGGATTTTCCAATCCAATAAATACATTCAAAGGAGTTACGGCTTTAGAAGTTGGTGCAGTAGTAGTAGCTAAAGGTGTGGATGTTGCAACGGATGTAGCAAAAAATACTAAAATAAATGATGCTATAACATCTGTAATTTCAGATACCACCGTTGATAGTAAAATAAAAGATGCATTAAAAGCAATACAATCACAAGATAAACAAGCTATGGCAGCTGCAGGTAAAAACTTAAGTGGCACAGCATCTAAACAGGGTTAAATTTTATCTTTCAATATTTATTAAAAACAATTATTACTATGGATTCGAAATTATTAGTCGGATTAATCAAAGAAGTTGTAAAAAACGAAGTTAAACAACAAGTTAAAGAAGAATTAGCTAAGTTGATTAAATCCGGTGCAGTTACATTAAATTCACAAAGAAAAAGCACAAAACCATCTTTAGCAGAATTAACGGAAGTAAAGACTAATACTCCTATAAGAAAGCAAATGTCAGTTTCAACACAACAAAGACCGGCAAAAGAATTTACAAAAAACCCAGTATTAAATGAAATATTAAATCAAACACAACCTTTTACTGCAAAAGAAAGAGCAGAAGGTGGTTTACCTGGCGTTGGTGGAAGTGTATTGGATATGATTCAACCACAAATGGGAATGGAAGAAGATTGGGAAACTATGGATTATAGAGATATGGAAATACCTCAAAATATTCCACAACAATTTGAATCAACCGGTGATGGATTGCAAGATGCTACAATAAAAGCATTGACAAGAGATTATAGAGAATTAGTAAAAAGATTTTAATAAATGGCATTAGAACTTGGTAAAGTTAATGTTGCAGACTTAACTCAAAACAATTATAAAGTATTAGGTATTGGAATTAATAGAAATTCCGATTCTAATGGTATTTTTGCAACAAACTATACAACTTTATCACAGGCAAAAGATAACTTAAAAAATTTAATATTAACAAGAAAGGGTGAAAGATTAATGCAACCTGATTTTGGTTGTGATATTTATAAAGTTCTATTTCAACCAATTGTAGAAGGTGATATTGAATCTACAATTGATAGTTACATAACGGATGCTGTTAATACTTGGTTACCATATTTATCTATTGATAGAATAGATTATGATTATGATGAGAATGATATTGATATGCATAAAATAAGTTTACAAATTCATTTTTCATTATTATCTAATAAAAATCTTGGAGATTCGGTTACAATAACTGTAAATAACTAATTGATATGGCAATAAAAAATACAAATAAAAATATTAACTACATAGGTAAGGATTTTACAGATTTGAAACAAAATCTTATAGATTTTACTAAAACATATTTTCCAAATACCTATTCCGATTTTAATGAATCATCGCCTGGTATGGTTTTCATTGAGCAGGCAGCTGCAATCGGAGATGTTCTTTCGTTTTATCAAGATACTCAATTAAAAGAGTCAATGTTAGCATATGCTACTGAAAGAAAGAATGTGATGGCATTGGCACAATCTATGGGTTATACACCAAAAGTAACAACTCCTGCAGTAACAACTTTGACAGTTTATCAATTAGTACCCGCAGTAGATAGTGGTAGTATTAATAATAGACCTGATGAAAGATTTATGTTTAAAATAAAAGATGGTTTGCAAGTTCAATCAACATCAAATCCATCTATAATATTTAGAACAACCGACACAGTTGATTTTGCAAATTCAGGAAGTAGAGAAATAGATGTTCATCAAAGAGATTCAAATGGATTTCCCGTTCAATATCTAATTACAAAAAAAGTACAAGCTATATCAGCAACTACTAAACAAACTGAAAATACATTTACCATAGATAATGATTATCCATCATTTACTATTAATGATACAAATATTATACAAATAACATCAGTAACGTCAGATAATGGATTAACTAAATGGTATGAGGTTCCATATTTGGCACAAGAAAGTATTTTTGTAGAACAACCAAATAATTCGGAATATTCAATGTATTCAGGTTCGGTTCCATATATGTTGGAAGTACAAAAAGTTCCAAATAGATATTGTGTAAAAGTGAATCCTGATAATACAATGGATTTACAATTTGGTAGTGGAAATAGTTCTCAACCTGATGAAATTATTTTACCTAATACAAAAAATGTTGGTTTAGGTTCAACTAATTCAATTCAAAGATTAAATCAAGGAATCGACCCATCTAATTTTTTAAAAACAAATACGTTTGGTGTTGCACCTTCTGGTAAAACATTATCGGTTGAATATTTGGTGGGTGGTGGAATTTCTTCAAATGTAAATCAAGGTGATTTAACCGCAATTAGAAGTATACAATTTGAAGAAGATTTATTATCAATACCAACTGATATGTTTGATATGTATAATACATACAAAACCTCTATTGCAGTTGAAAACTTAGAAGCTGCAACAGGTGGAAGAGATGTAGAAAGTATTGAAGAAATTAGACAAAATGCACTTGCAACATTTGGTTCTCAAAATAGAGCAGTTACAAGACAAGATTACACGGTCAGAGCATTAAGTATGCCTGAAAGATATGGTAGTGTTGCAAAGGTGTATGTTTCTGCAGATTCAGAAATAGATGATAATTCACCGGCTTCTATATTAAAAAATCCAGCTAATATAACAGAATTTGTTAATTTAGTATCTGGATTACAAGGATTAAATAAATCGGATATTCAAAAGCAAATTGTTACATATTTAACGACAAAACAAACACAATTAGGAAATACAAATAACCCATTAGCAATCAATATGTATGTTTTGGGTTATGATAATAATAAAAATTTAACCAATTTAAATCAAGCGGTTAAAGAAAATCTTAAAACATATTTAAGTGAATATAGAATGTTGACAGATGCCGTTAATTTAATTGATGGTTTTATCGTAAACATTGGTGTAGATTTTGAAATTATATGTTATTCAAATTATAATAAAAGAGAAGTAATTGCAAATTGTTTGACAGCAATGCAAGATTACTTTAATATAGATAATTGGACATTCAATAAACCAATTAATATTTCTGAAATAGAATTAACATTGGCAAATATAGATGGTGTAATGAGTGTACCATCTGTTAAAATTTCTAATTTGTGTGGTGGAGATGGAAATTACTCAACAAATAGATACAATATTGACCAAGCAACACAGGGTAAGATAGTTTATCCATCATTAGACCCATGTGTGTTTGAAGTTAAATATCCTAACAAAGACATCAAAGGGAGGGCTTTATAATGCATATATTTTATACATCATCATATGACGCAAGTGTATATCTACAACAACCTCAACAAAACGCAGGTAGGGATGAGATATTAGAAGTAGGTAAACTTTATTATGGTTCTACCAAAGATATAGCTCGAACTTTTATTAAGTTTGATGTATTATCTATGAATATACCATCGGGTTCAAATGTTTATTTAAATTTGAAAGCTGGTAATTCGGAAGAAATTCCACTACAATACACAATTCATGCAAATGCAGTTTCTCAAAGTTGGACAATGGGAACTGGTACTAAATTCGATAATATAACATCGGATGGTATTAGTTGGATGTATAGAGATGGTATTAATAGTTGGCAAGATAATACTGTCGGTGGTACTGCAACATTTGCTTTAGGAACAACAGGTTCTGCAAATGCACAAGGAGGAACATGGTACACAGGTTCAGAAGCTTCTCAATCATTTAATTATGAAAGTGATGATGTAAGAATGAATGTTACCGGAATAGTAAATCTTTGGTTAAGTGGTTCTATACCAAATAATGGATTTGTAATTCATCATAGTTTAGATTCGGAAGCAGATACACAAGATTATGGATTACTTAAATTCTTTTCAAAAGAAACTAATACAATATATCAACCAAAATTAGAAGTATGTTATAGTGATAGTTCTTTCAATACTGGAAGTTTATCACCTGTAACTGGTTCAATTGAAGAAGGATATAAAATATTATTTACGAATTTAAAAACAGAGTATAAAAAAGATACAACAATAAAGTTAAGAATTAAAGGAAGAGATGTATATCCATTAAAATCTTTTAATACCACATTTGCATACGACCAATCAAAATATTTACCACAAACGGTTTATTATCAATTGGAAGATTATATCACAGGCGAAATTATATTTCCGTTTAATAGTAATACTCAAATTAGTTGTGATTCAATATCAAATTATTTTATAATGAATCTAAACTCATTACCTGCAAATAGAACTTATAAAATAAAATTAAAAGTTGATGAAGGTGGTATATCAACATTAATAGATGAAAAATACATATTTCAAATAGTTTAAAATGCAAACAAGTTTAGAGGTAATAGCTCAAAAATTAGCAGAAAAAAGACAAACAGATTTAGAAGCAATTTTAAGTGTATCTGGTTCGGCTGCTATTGCTAAAAATGAATATAATACTACAATAGTAAATGATTCAAATGTAGCATCTTCTTTACTATTTAAAGAAATACATAAAGATAAATACGATACTGAGGAATTGTTAAAAGCAGTTGATGTTAATATAAAAGAATTAGCACCAAACATTCCAACACAAAGAAAAGATTTGGTTCCAAAACCAATATATGATACAGAAGTATCTACATCTGTCGATTTAAGAAAGCAAGTTGCAAGTTTAAACACTACTATTAGTGATTTAAATTCACAGGTATCAAATTTACAAACTCAAATACAAAATGAAATAAATACAAGATTAGTATTAGAGCAAACAAATGATGTTGTTGTAAATCAATTAGATACAGTCGGAAATAGTGTTGGTGATTTTGCAAATCAAATTGCAACATCATTACAAAAATCAGTTGATGAAAGTATATTAAGAGCTTCATTACAATCACAAAATACAGGATTTAAAGCACAAATTGAAGCATTAATAAAACAAATCGATTCATTAAATTCAATTATTGAAGGATTACAAGCCCAATTAGGTGCAGTTCAACAACAACAAGCAATACAACAAGGTACTCAAGCCGAAGCATTAGCATCTGGTGGTTCTGTTATTAATCAAGTTGTTATTGCTATTGTTAAAACAAAACAAGACCCTAACGAAAAAGATATTTGTGGTAAAGTAAATGCGGCAGGAGGTAATAAATGGATAAATGGTGAAGCAATTAATTTAACAAATAATGATAAAGTTCCAGTAACAATAGCAGTTTCTATATCTGCACCTCCAGGTGGACCTAATTGGTTAAGAGTAGGTAATAATAATTTTACAATTGATGCAGGTCAACAACAACCACTTACATTAAGTATAGATGAAGGTGCATGTGCTAACTACGATTCTAAAGGAGGTAAAAGTTATTCACATAGTGCCGCATATGAAGGTGGTGAATTAAAATTGACAGTTACAAGACAAGATGGTTCATCGGCTAGTAAAAGTTATTCAATGAAATTAATAAAAAATCACCCTAGTAGTTATTAATTATGAGCATTACAAAATATACAAATTTTACGGAAATTAATTCCAAAACTCAAAATGAAGGACAATTTATTGAATCAAAAGATTTATTCATTGTCAATCAACAACAAATAGAAGATACCGAATTTGGTGAGTGTGAGGATGATACTATGGAAGTATCTGTTTACGATATAAATAATAATTTATTACCACAAAAAAATGGTAGTAATGTTGCATATATTAAAACCGGTGATATTAAAAATTATTTACATAATATTAATAACAATACGGGTAAAAAAGAAGTTGCTATTGATATTGAAAAACTTTTAAATGATATAGGATTTACAAATGGTATTTTAAAAGTAAACATAAATTTTGTAAGAAACAAAGTTGGTACGGATGACAGTAGAAGAAGGTTGTGGATACAAGAAATATCACCATCAAGAGAAGAAATTAGAGTAGTAGTATTAAAAACAAATGATGATAATTTAAATTCAACAATTAAAAAAGAATTTGAAGATTTAAAACTATTAAGAAAAGATTTTAAATATTATAAAAAATCTATATTAGATAGTGTAAATTCATATGAAACTATGTTTTTAACATCAATTGATGATTACTTAGTTTCACAATATGGAAAAGATTTTTTTAATGTACTTAAAACCGATTTTGGTTTATCAAATTTTAATGATTTTAAACAAAGAATATTTAAAAATTTTAAAGATTCTGTAACATATTTTTTAACTAATAAAAATTATGATGTAACGGATTCTACATTTGGACAACCAAGTATACCACAAAGATTCGATGATTGTGAAAGTTATGATTTTGGATATTTGACAAATGAAATCAATGGTATTTTAACAAATTGTATAAAAGCAAATTCATATTTCTTAAAAAGAAGAGATATAAACATACAACCATTGGATAAAACATTTGAAGTTGTACAAACTAAAAAAGATGTACAAGATTCTTTAAATGCATTTCCAACAAATGTAAATTTAGTACACAATGTATACGACCCTACAAATGTTGAATTTACTATAAAACCAAATTTAGCAGAAACACCAATTTTACCAACAGCACCGGTAGTTGAACCACCATTGGATATTAAACCTGCTGTAATAGTTGAACCGACTCCAATTGTGATTCAGCCAGAACAACCCGTTGTAATTCAACCTGCTCCAGTAAAAGGTGGTGGAGGTGGTGGTGCTATATTTAACGGAATGGAAAGTATGTACTACAATAGTGGATTAGCAGGTAAAGCTGCAGATGTAACTGCGGAAAGATAAATAATAAATTAAAATATTTATAAAAAAGATAT